GACCAACGGATGCCGGGTCGGGTCACGCTCACTCCACCACGCTAGGGCCAAAGCCCTTTTCCAGATGGGCCGACAATTGCTTGAACCCCTCGTACATGCGCTTGTCGTGCTCTGGATCGCGCTTCGGCTCCGGTAGCCGCTTCCGCTGTGCCCGTTCAAGACGTTCCTGATAATCCAGGTGTTCCACGCGCCAACGATCTAGATGTTCTCGCATAGCGGCCAAGTTTGGATACTTCACCTTCGCCGGGATGCCTCTCACCGGGTCCATCGCCAGTTGCACGACAGCCTCTGGAAATGTCATCAGCGTTTGAACCAAACCGGCCGCGAATGCTTTCGGGTCGCTAGCTGGAATTTCCGGGTAGAAGCCGAGGATGCGCTTCGCCGCCAGAGCTGCCGTTTCTTGCGAAGTAATCGAGTTCATCAAGAATATCCTTAGTTTCCTGTCTACCTTGCTGGAATGGTGAAAGGGGTTTGGCAAAGCCGCTGCGCGGCCCGGCGCGCGCAGCGATGATCTTCGGCCCCTCACGCTGTACCCAGCCCTGAAACGCTTGGTGCCAATTTCGCTTGACCGTGTTCGAACCGCTTGCCGACAAGGCCCAGGATTTCATTCGCTCCCCAAGCTCGCCAACTTCCGCCTCGGTCAAGCCTTTCGAGAGCCCGTAAGCCAAATCTGGCCCGGTTAGCTGCCAATCGTCGGGCAATCGCGTCCCGCGCGAATTGTTTTTTTGGATGGGTTTGGGGGTAAGGGGGTTATTAGGGGGGTATGGGGGGGAAGAAGGGGGAACGGGGGAAAGGGAAACCGTGTCCCGCTTGTCCCCGTCTGTCCCGGCATGTCCCGCATTGTCCCCGGTTGTCCCCGGGACATCATGGGACGTAGCAGAATTCTTTGCGCGATAGTTGCGCTTCCTGTTGCGCTCGTACTCGCGCTTCGCTTCAACGTCTGCCTCGTGCGCCGCGATTGACGCTTTCACGGCAGCCGCGATCTGCTCCGGCGTGCAGCCGGAGGCAACCATTGCATCGAGGACAGCGGCCGAGATCACTTACAGCATCCCCAAGGCTTGCATGTAAGTATCGAGGATAGTCTCCTGCTCTGCCCGCTCGTTCGCGTCCTGCTTCCTCATGCGAACTATAGTCCGCAATGCCTTCACGTTATAGCCGTTGCCCTTCGCTTCGGCGTACACGTCACCAATATCGTCGCTGATCGCCCTCTTTTCTTCTTCGAGCCGCTCAATGCGCTCGATGATGGCTTTCAGTTGATCCTTGGCGAACTTCGTCGCCGCATGTTCTGTGTCGCCCGAGTTATGTCCGATTCCTGTTTCCGTCATTGCGTACCCCTTGCTTGTTGAAACTGACAGGCTGGCCGGTACGCCGATCTACTAATCCGCCGCCTATACGTGCCTTGAACTTGGACTTGTCGTAGAAACCGCGTGGCGGCTTCTTGATGCCGAGATGCTTGTTCCGCACCCGGTTACACTTGGCGATGATCGCCTTGTCCTGCTTCGTCTTGGCCTTGTGACAATTCACGTGAGCGGGCCGTAGGTTCGCCCAATCGTCCCGGCCGCTGATCTCCCGCGCCTCGACGTGCTCCACTTCCCACGCCTCGCCACGGCCTGCATGGATGACGCATTTGCACAGGTAGCAAACTCCGCCGTGCTCAAGGAAAAGCTCGGCGCGCTGGTTACGTGTCAGTGACTTGCGCGGGGCCTGCTGGCTCATGCCGCCCTCGCCTGCGGCAGTTCCTGGGGCTTCACGCCGATCATCCGCGCGACCACTTCCATGATTCGCTCCTTGGACTCGTAGAACTCCTTGGCGCCCATGGCGCGCTTGGACTGGCTCTTGGCTGTGTAACGCGTCACCGTCGTTCCCTGCACGATGACAACGGCAAACTCATCGATCGGTCGGATGAAGGCGGCAACGCGGGTTGCCTCGGCTTTCGACCGGCAAGTGATTGTGTGGCTATCGCTGTAGCCCGCGCGGATCAGCGCGAACTTGCGAAGATGCTCCGGCGACGGGAATTTGTCCGCCAGATGTTCAGGCAAGCTCAGCCACGATTCCTTGAGCCAAGCAAATTCATGACGGTGCGACGCGGCGGACCGTTCTTCTTGCTGAATAAGCGAATAGCATTCACCGACAACAAACTCCTTGTCGGCGCGCCTCGGGTGGCGCGGGACCATGGATTCGCCGTTCCAGTCAAACAACATCGGATGAATCATGCAGTCCTCGCAAATTCTCCGAACACCTGAAGCGCAGCCCGCCGATACGCGGCGTGCGCTAATTCGGGTGTGTCATGATAACCAAGCCAAACTTGCTTACCTTCCCGCGAAATGGTGGCGCGATATTTTCCGGTTGATTTGCAGAGGCTCACCCCCTTAAACCCGCATTTGTTGTTTTTCTTAGCCTTCGTATTCCCGCCGTTTTGACATTTGTTTGCCTCTCTCAAATTGTCCCAGCGGTTGTTGAGACCATCCATATCCTTGTGATCAACCTGCATCACGGGCCACGCCCCCGTCATGTATAGCCACGCGAGCCGATGCGCGTGAAAAGGCCAGTCGAAAATCCGGATTGACCAGTACAGTCCGCCACCGGTAGCAACACGAGCGTAGCCCGCAGTTTTTCCCGCGTAGCGACCGTTCCATTGAGGCCGCACATCCGACCGTTCAAGCCAAGTAAACACGCCGGTCTCAGGTTCGTAATGCAACATCGCCTTAAGCGCGCGTTGGTCCAGATGCGGAATCTTCATTGGCTCACCTCAAAATGGAATGTCCGCGTCAAGATCGGCGGGACCGCCAGATGAGCGGCCAGCAAATCCGGCGCGTGGCTGTTGCCTGCCCGTTGCTTCCGCGTAGCCGTTGCTCTGTGATTGCTCGCTGGACTGTTGATCGCCGGGCCCTCGATCCAGCATCGTGAGAACGCCGCCGTAGCCGTTCAGAACGACTTCGGTGCTGTAACGCTCAACGTCTGCCTGATCCGTCCACTTCCGGGTCTGCAACTGGCCTTCAATGTAGACCTTCTGTCCCTTGCGGCAGTATTGTTCGGCAACCTTGGCGAGGCCCTCGTTGAATACCAACACCCGGTGAAATTCCGTGCGCTCTTTGCGTTCACCAGAATTTTTGTCTCGCCACGATTCAGAGGTAGCGATCCTAAGGTTCGCAATAGCCCTACCGTCCTGTGTTCGACGGATATCTGGGTCGGCGCAAAGATTGCCGATCAAAATGCACTTGTTCACAGAACCCGCCATTTATGCGGCCTCCTTCATGCCGTAGGCGCGGATGCGCGACACGAGCGCGTCCAATTCCTCGTTGAACTGATCGACGGCAGCCGCCAGCGTCTTGATGTATGCTTCGTCTCGATAGACGCGCTTCACGAATAGCGGCAGCTTCGGCCAATAGGCCACGAAGTCCCACCACTCGCGCTCGCCAACCCACATACCGCCTTGAATCTGTGCGATGTGCTCGGGCGGGACTTCGTCCTTTTCCAGAAGCTCAATCATCAGATGCGGCAGGCGCGTCTTGATCTCCAAGCCGCCATTGTCGCCAATAAGCGAATCCGGGCTGGCACCTTTCCGGCCGCTCTTGATGAAGCCGACCTGTTGCGGCTCGCAATCGGCCATGAAGGCGTAAAGATCGCGCGCTTCCGGCTCCATTGCTTTGCCGCGCTCGGTGTGAGCGTTGCTGAAACCTTCGGATGGCTCGCCAGTAATGATCTCGCCGGCAAGTTTCCGCATGTAGGTTTGGCGCGTGAGACTAACGCCGCCGCCCTTCCCTTTCATGAGCAGCGTCTGAAACTCGCTTGCCGTAACAATGCCACAGCGCGCGGCGAACCATTCCGGCGCCCCCTGCTCGCAATTGATGATTTCCATCATTTTGTCCTCTTGGATTCGAGAAGCTTCACGGCGTAGTCGAAGTTCTTCGCGGGAAGTTGTGCGACCCCACTAATTTTGAAGTACGTGCAGAATTTCGCCTTGTCGGCCCCTACCTCATCCGCGAGAGCAATAAGTCGCTCAAGCTGATCCCCGGAAATGACCCCGCTCGGCTCAGGATCGTTGCCGTCACGGTCATCCTCGCCAATCGCGACATTGAAAATTCCCTTGAGGAGGTAACGAGCGCCATAAGACGACGCCGCCCCCGTCGCGTGGGTTTTGGTCATCACATCGCCGCCCTTAGCTCCCTTGCCATCGGCCGGCATATCTTTGCGATATGTTCGAGTGTGCCCCGCGTCATGCGAGACGTAGCAAAGGCAGCGAATATGATCCGGCTTCGGGGACTCGTCCTCGTCGAAGCTCAGCGAAAACCCGTGCTTGGTGTAAATCGGCCGTAGAACGCTATCGAGCTTCGCATAGGTCGCGTATCGGCTATGGGTCTGCTTGTTTTCAGCATCAGCGGAAATGCGTCCCATTTCAGCCTGGGCGGCCT